GAATGTATGATGATAGTAACACAGTTACTATTTCTGGGGTCGCGCCAGATACAAAACCAACTAAATTGACTACAGCATATACTGCAGATTCTACTGGAGCACTTTCCGTAGATAATGGCAGTTTGTTCCAACAATTTGAGAGTGTTGGCGTTGGAACTACAAATGTTGGATATCTTCTGATTGGAGATGAAATTATTGGATTTACAACTGCAACTTCTGGTTCTATTGGTGGAACAATTACTAGAGGCAGTGATCCTAAAGATTATCCAGTTGGAACTCCTGTTTATAGATATGAACTTAATGGAGTTTCTCTCAGAAGAATTAATAAGTCGCATGAACTCGCAGATTCTACTGTTGCTGATTCAATCGGTTATGATCATTATAGATTGAAGATTGATATGTCTGCCGATGGTGCAGATAGAACTGCCGCATCTGGATGGCCAAAACTGTTTGTGAAGGAGAACAAGTCCACTGGTGGATTTGGCATTAAGGCAACACAAAATATGCCTTATGAAATTATTACACCCATTGTTCAAAATATTACTCCAGAAGGAACTAATATTTCAGCAACAATCAGAACAGTAACTGGTAAGAGTTTAAGTGGAAATGAAATTCCATTCCTTGATAATGGTTTTGAATCAATTTCTCTGAACAAACCAAATTATCTGTCATCCACAAGAATTATTACTTCGGATGTGAATTCATCAAATCTTCTAACTACTCTTCCCGGAAACAAAGCACTTAATATGAGTGTTCAATTATCTACTACGGATACTCGCTTGTCGCCAGTAATTGACGGTCAAAGAGTTAGTGCTATTTTGACTTCAAATAGAGTTAATAGTGTTATTGAAGATTTTGCAACAGACTCAAGAGTTTCTGGTATTGAAGGAGATCCTTCTTCGTTCCAGTACATCTCCAAAGAGATGGGTCTTGAGAATGCAGCAACTTCAATTAAGATCATTACTTCTGCTCATATGAATCCATACACTGATATTAGAGCATTTTATGCCATCGGCAATGATTCTGGATTTGATCCAATCTTTGTTCCATTCCCAGGATGGGATAATCTTAATGATAGAGGAGAAATCATCAATCTTGAAGATTGTAATGGAAGATCTGATTCATATGTTGAGTTGATTCAGGCAACTGTTGGTGAAATCGCTGATTCTTTCCAAGACTTCACATTTACGAGAGATAATCTTCCATCATTCAAGCACTTTAGAATTAAACTTGTAATGACTTCCACAAGTCAATCATATCCACCTTCTCTTAGAGATCTTAGAGTTATCGCTCTTGCATAATTATGAATGAATATGTAAAAGTAAAGGATCACCTGAGTTTAGTCAGGGATCCTCGGACGAATGCAATACTCAACACTAGCAAGTCTGAGTATGATGAATACATGAAGGCAAGAAAGAAAAATGCCTCAAAAGCAGAACGAGTTGAACAACTTGAAACTGATGTCAATGATATTAAAAATGATTTGAATGAAATTAAGTCTCTTTTGCTAGACCTGGCAAGAAAACAAGACTAAATATCAGTATAAGGAGAAATGTGTAAATGGCACAACCATCTACTAGGCAGGAGTTGATAGACTACTGCAAAAGACAACTTGGATATCCTGTTCTTGAAATCAATGTAGCCGATGAGCAAATTGATGATTTGGTAGATGACGCCATTCAGTTTTTCCAAGAAAGACATTTTGATGGGGTATACGAAACATATTATAAGTATAAAATTACTCAAAGTGATATTGATAGGGGAAGAACTAGAGGTGGCAGCAACGCTTCAGTAGGTATCGCAACTACTACAGCATCAGTAACAATCGCAGGAGATAGTTCTGCCACAACTTTTACTTTTGAAGAGAATAGCAACTATTTACAAGTTCCACCAAATATAATTGGTGTTACTAAGTTGTTTCATTTTGATGGAACAAATACGGTAACGAACAATATGTTCAGTGTTAGATATCAAATGTTCCTTAATGATATCTACTACTGGGGTGCAACTGAGATGTTGACCTATGCAATGACAAAAACATATTTGGAAGATATCAATTTCTTATTGACAACGGATAAACAAATAAGATTTAATAAGCGACAAGACCGATTATATTTGGATCTTGATTGGGGTTCTGTCAATGCCGACGATTATCTTATTATCCAATGCCATTCAACATTAGATCCAAATGATTATGCAAGAGTTTGGAATGATTCATTCATCAAACCATATCTCACCGCTTTAATTAAGAGGCAATGGGGAATGAATATGATGAAGTTTACTGGAGTTAAACTTCCAGGTGGTGTTGAATTGAATGGTAGACAAATGTATGATGATGCAGAAAAAGACTTAGAAAAAATAATGGAGAAGATGTCAAATACATATGAACTTCCTCCATTTGATATGATTGGTTGATATTATGGCATTAAATCCTTTCTTTCTTCAAGGTGCTCCATCAGAACAGAATCTGATTCAGGACTTAATTAATGAACAACTTCGTATGTACGGAGTTGAAGTTCATTACATGCCCAGAAAATTTATTACAGAAAAAACTGTTATTAGAGAAGTTATTGAATCTGAGTTTGATGAGGCCCATCCAATTGAAGCATATGTAGAAAACTTTGAGGGATATGGTGATCAGACAACGATTTTATCTAAATTTGGAATTCAATCAACCCAAGAAATAACTCTTACAATTTCAAAAGAAAGATTTGAGAATTATATTTCTCCACTTTTAGCAGGAAAAGATAATATAAAAATTAGCAATAGACCTAAAGAAGGTGACCTAATTTATTTCCCTCTTGGAGATAGATTATTTGAAATTAAGTTTGTAGAGCACGAAAAACCTTTCTATCAATTACAGAAAGGATACGTATATACACTGAAGTGTGAACTCTTCAGATACGAAAACGAAGTTATCGATACTGATGTTGCTGAAATTGATGATTCGATTGCAGGAACTTTAGGAGATTCTGATTCAGAACTCTTGGGTGGTGATGCGATGACAACACTCCTAACTCTTGTTGGGGTTGGAACAACTGCACTGGCAACAGTTGGATATGTTTCTGATGGTGGTATTAGACAAATTAGTGTCACAAACCGTGGCGGAGGATATACTTACAATCCAAGAGTCGCAATATCATCCTCTCCAGGTGTAACTGGGATAGCAACTGCGGAGAGAATTTCTGGAATTGTTGCCTGCGAACTCAACGCAAATCCAGTCGCAGAATCTATTCAAAGAGTTCTTCTTACAAATCCAGGTTCTGGTTACACAGTTGCTCCTTCAGTTAGGTTTGTTGGTGATGGTGTTGGAGCTGCTGCAACTGCGTCCATTGGCAACGGTGTTCTTGGAATTGTCACTATTACTGGTGGAGGTTCTGGTTATACGACAGCAACTGCACCACTTGTAACATTCAGTGGAATTTCAACAGTTTCTGCAGCTGCAACAGTTGTTGTTAGTGCTGCTGGAACAATTAGTGCAATTTATCTCACCAATGCTGGTCTGGGATACACTGAACCACCAACTATTACAATTGCAGCACCAAATCAGACTGGAGTTGGAACTTTCCAGAAGAACGAAATTGTTACTGGTTCTATTTCTGGTTCTACAGCAAGAGTTCTCAATTGGGTTGCCGATGGAGGATCGCTAGAAATCTACCGAGCAGATGGAGACTTTGTTGTTGGGGAGCAAATTGTTGGTTCTGCTTCTTCAGCAAGTTACAAACTTTCTTCCGCATCTTATCCAGAAACAGGATTCACATCAAATGAAGAAATAGAGAGTGAAGCAGATAGTATTATTGACTTCAGTGAGAGAAATCCATTCGGTATGCCCTGAGCCCATAAATAATAGTTAAACAAAGAACCGATCCAATGTTTGAATATTTTTATAACGAAATTTTTAGAAGAACCATTATATCATTCGGTTCTCTGTTTAATGATATAGAAATTAAACAGGAAGATTCTTCTGGAAATGTAAATAACCAGTTTAGAGTTCCTTTGGCATATGGCCCTACGCAAAAATTCTTGGCAAGAATTACTCAACAACCAGAACTGAATAAATCAGTTTCTCTTTCTTTACCAAGAATGTCCTTTGAGTTTATTGGTCTTACATATGACCCGTCGAGAAAAGTAACGCAAACTCAAAAGTTTAAAAAAGCACTTACATCTGATAAGACTTCAATTCAAACTGCATATATGCCAGTTCCATATAATATGGAGTTTGAATTGGCTATTATGACCAAGTTAAATGATGATATGCTTCAAATCATTGAGCAAATTTTACCATATTTTCAACCCGCATATACGATGTCGGTCAATTTGGTAGAATCTATTGGCGAAAAAAGAGATATTCCCGTTACTCTTGAAAGCATTAGTATGGACGATGATTATGAGGGAGATTTTTCTACACGGAGAGCACTTGTCTACACTTTAAGATTTAGTGCAAAGACTTATTTGTTTGGCCCTGTTTCTTCTGCAAATTCCGATATTGTCAAAAAAGTATCTATTGGATATGTTGCTGGATCTACTGGAACAGGAACTCCACAAAGAGATCTCAC